GGAGAGGCTGATGATAGCATCAAGGAAGTAGACACCAAGAACGAAACTCTACAATTCATTGACAAGATTGTGGTGTACCGTGATCCGTCCATGCCAGTCTGGGACAACCTATAAAGGAGAGTATCATGGCAGTGCCAAGAAGATATACCCAACCTAAATACGACTATAGAACAAAGAAGAGGAAGAAGTCAACCTCTTGGAAGGATAGACTTGCATCCTTTGCTGAAAGTAGAAAGAGACACTTTGCTGATATATTGGCAGTTAAAAAGGCAAAGGCAGAGAAGGCATCTGCTAAAGCCAAGGCTCCCCCAAAAAAGAAGGACTGGTATGACCTAAAAGAGGAAGAGAAGACGGATCCGGATGCTTTTGGGAAACATCAGTATGAGGAAAGCAAGAAATCACCCCATAAATCTGTCCGGAAGGCTGTAAAGGCAGGAGCCAAAAGGAGAGGTATAATCCCTACGAAGACTGTCAAGACTAAAGGTGGTGACTATGGTGTCTATGCTAAGAAGTCAAGAACAGCACAGAGTTTCAGGGATGCCTTTAGAGATGCAAGGAAGTCGGGAGCAAAGACCTTTGAATGGAAAGGCAAGAAGTATTCCTCTGCATTAGCAAAGAAGAAAAAGAAAGTCATGAAGATTAACTAATGGCAGATATGGATTATTACCCGGCAATGGACCAGTCATCAGCACTGGATGAAGTTGCAGATGTAGCCCAGAGGATCCCCCAGGTAAGAGCCTGGTTAGATAGGTCCAAGAGAGCCAGGGAGAGACAGGCAGATCGGTGGAGAAAGAATGAGAATCTGTACTATGGCCGGCATTGGGCCAGTCCTGCAAAAGGGCAAGAGCATCAGTCCAGGCTAACATTCAATTTTCCCCTGGCAATAGTAGAGACCATCATCCCTATTATCAATGACTTTCAACCAACAGTTGATATCATGCCCAGGGAGCAGAACGATGTAAACTTTGCTGATATGATGAACAAAAGATTTCAGCAGGTAGTTGATGATACAGATCTATACCATAAGATCCTACTTGCTGTAAAGGATGCCTTAATATATTCTAATGGGTTCATACAGGTATTGCCGGAGTTGAATGATGATGGAGTATTCACCGGGTTTGATATTCATGTTATAGATCCTTTTACAGTGATTCCACATCCATATGCTACAGACATGAATCTTGAGCAGGGTGAGTATTTCTGTTTTGCTGTACCAATGGAGTGTGCAAAGATATACCGGGACTATGGAGTTAAGTGTGAGCCGGAGGGGAAACTGGATGACTACAGAGCCTTCCAACAGGCAGATGAGGGAGATATGACCACTTCCAGTTCGTATGATAAGGATGTTGATGTTGCCCTGGTAATAGAATGTTATTCTAACGAACCGGACAAGGAGAAGTATCCCCATGGCCGGCACACCGTAATAGTCAGGGATAAACTAATCGTGGATGAGCCTTTAGAACTATATAGGATGCCGGTATTCATGGTATCTAATTATAAATCACCACATACATTCTGGGGAATGGGTGAGCCTGACAATGTACGGACCCAGACAAAAGCCTTTAATGAGATCTTCTCAGCAATAAATGAGAATATCAAAAGGACAGGATATCCAGTAAGAAAGGTTACACAAAGAGCAAAAGGTCAGATGACCAGGCCAATCATGGGGGCACCAGGTGAAGAGATAACTGTTGTAGATCCTAATGATGTGACCTTTGAGAATCCACCACCAATACCTGCATATGTTCAGAATTTCATAACACAAATGGGATTATTCATGGAACAGATCTCAGGTGTTAATGATGTTACCCAGGGGAGGACCCACAGGGACCTGTCAGGTCGGGCTGTAGTAGCACTCCAGGAGGCATCACAGACCAGGCAGAGATTTAAGATCAATAAAGAGGTTGCTAAGTTCACTAAGGATATTGGGGAGTTTATGGTCCAAATGATATTATCCTTTGATGATGAGACCAGGACCATAAGAGAAAGAGATGCAGAGGGTGAATATCAATTCACACAATTTGATCCACTGGGTGTTTATGATGCTGATGGTAACCCTGAAACATCACCTGAGTTTGATCCACGGACCTCAAAAAGTTTAAAGGATTCTTTATTTGATGTAGATGTTACCACAGGATCCAGGTATGCCCAGGGCCGTGTAGCAAATGAAGAGAGAGCAATGCAGTTGTTTGGAGCAGGGATCACAGGTATTGAGGAAGTGGTTAATGCATTGAACATTGATAATAAGCAAGAGGTTATTGAGAACTGGTACATAAGAAATCAAATGATATCACCACAGCAACAGAAAGGACAGGCAGAACAAGCCCAGGCTGAGTTTGATAGTGCAGTGGCCCAGGCAATGGCAGAGGGTCCTGGTGGACCGGCTGAAGAGGCAGTAGCCAATATGATAATCCAGGCTCCACCTCTTGCAGGATCTGATTCATTTAAATCATTACCACCTGACATGCAACAAAGAATTGAAGCAGTAGCAGATTTGGTAGGTGGGCAGGAAGAACAGCAAGAACAAAATGTTCAGCCCAGGGCCTAACTGGAGCCTGTCCACCTATAAAATATTATGATAGTAGTACAACAAGGTAAACATTGGTTGTTAATGACTGAAAAACCACCTCCAAAGGTTGTGGCAAAGTTTGCTACCCGTGAGCAGGCTATGGCCAGGAAGGAACAAATGGAGGGAAGTAAAAGAACAGTTATGAGGGTTACATAGTGCCAATAGTTAAAACAAAGTGAGGGTTACATAGTGCCAATAGTTAAAACAAAGTCAGGAAAGAAAAAACATTTTGCTTATACCAAGAAGGGTAAAAAAGCATATAAAAAGTATTTAAAAGCCATGAATAAGTAACAGTGTCCATAAACAGACCAACTGAAAGGAAATACCATGAGTGAAATAAAAGTAACAGGAACCAATACCTTGAACATAGAGGAACCATCTGAAGAAGTCATTATATCTAATGTCTCTGTAAATCCAGATGACCAGGCAGGTGATGCAAAGGAGTTCAAGGTGGGGGATGGTTATGATAAAATTGAGATCCCGGACTCTGCCGTATTCGGTAAAGAGGAACCAGTGGATCCAGATGAAGAACCGGTGGAGGTGACCACAGAGTCTACCGAAGAAGCCACAGCAGAACCTGAGAGTGAGGATGAGCCCGTTGCTGAAGAAGAGAATGCAGTGTTGGGACATATGATTGACGGGACCGAATACACTCAGGAAGATGTTGAACAATGGAGGACCGATAGCAGTAATAAAGGTGAGTGGCAGAAATCCAATACGGAAAAAGCCCAGGAAATTGCAGATGCTAAAAGGTCCTTTGAGCCCTTTACAAAACTTATGGATAAGTTTAGAGGGTCGGAAGAATTTGCTGATACGGTCAGAGAGGCCGTAATTGACGAATTTGGAGATGAGGCAGGGCAACTGTTTGACCAGTCCCTGAAGAATGAGACGGATCTTCCGGAAACTTCTGAAACTCAGGAATCACAGGACACTCCTGAAGTAACTGAGTTAAAGGAAAAAAACCTACAGTTGGAATCACAGGCAAGGCTGAACGATCAACTGTCAGATCTAATGGATAAGCATGAACTAACATCAGAGGAAGTGGACAATGTTTTAACTTATGCAGTTGAGCATAAGGAAAAAACAGGGATCCTACTAACACCTGAAGATGCTTTTAAAGTTATGGTCTTTGATGAAGTTGAGAAACAGCCCACCAAGCCCAAGCCATCTGTACCGGTTAATATTAAGAAGGGTGTCGGTGTTAAATCAGACTCTAAGAAGAAAACCTTCACAAGTTATGAAGACATTGACATCAACAGTTTTTTCAATAATTAAATCTATTCTCCAGGACTCCTGGGGTATAGAAAGGAGATAGGTACAAATGAGTAATATAGTATCAACAAGTGCCTCTTTATCTGCTCTTATTCAAGAGTATTACATGCCTGAGTTGTATGACCAGATCTTTAAGAAAAGTCATCCACTTTTGTCATTATTAAAGAGCAAGGCTAAGACCTTTAATGGTCGTGTAATTTCAGTTCCTTTGGAACATGCCGATGGTGGAGCAGTAGCATGGGGTGATGCACATACATTGCTAACGGATTCAGGTGATGCAAGTGGAACTCCGTCATACACACCGGCATATGTAGAAATTGCAAAATCAGCAACTTACAACCCAACGATGCTTACCGGGCACTTCCTGTTAACAAAGGAAGAAACACTCTTGATGAACTCTAAGCAGGCCATTAAGAATATTGTTTCGGCAAAAGTCAATAACCTTCAGAAGTCTCTGGAGCAAACAGTAGCAGAAAATTTGTTTGCTACTTCCCAGACTGCTGATGCATTCATTCCAATAGCACTATTATTGGATGCCACAACTGATGTTGGTGGAATTGATGTTTCATCAGATACATGGTTTCAAACACCAACTCTTGGTCATGCCGATTTTGCTGATGAGACAGGCTCACTGATCACAGAAGATGATATGCTTGACAGTGATAAGGATACTTATATCCTGAGACTGTTGCAGAAGGGTGTTGCAAATGCCAGAGGTTATACTGGTGAGAATCCTGATATCATTGTTTGTCCTCAATTTGTTTATGACTTAATTGAGAATGAACTTGATCCACGGAAACAGGGATCCAGAATGTCCGAAAGGATGGGATCCATGGGATTCACCGGTTTGAACTTCCGGGGTATTGATGTTGTTGCTGACCAGGACATGGTTAATGCACAGGCAGGTGACACTGACGGCAAGATCTACTTCATTAACACGAAATACCTCTATATGTTCTTTAATTCAGGAGCCAAATTCACGGCCTCCGATATGATTGAAGACACACGGAGCAATACATTCGTGCAGAAGGTCCACACTTATGGGAACATGGTTGTTACAAACCGTAGGGCCCATTGTGTGATCAATGATGTTGCAAGTCCACAAGCCTATGCACCATATGTAGGTGGAGCATAATCAGTAACTAATCGTTGCTAACAGTTTATAGGTACTGGCCGGGGGTCACTAAAAGGCCCCCGGTAAAACCTTAAAAGATTTTAACATTAAAGGAGCATATTATGACAACAGCAGAAATGTTGGCAGTACTGGGCCATAGACTTGAGGATCCCTCCGGGGACCTTTTTTCAACAACAGAGAAACTCCTTTTCCTTAATATTGCCCAGGATAAACTTGTACAATTTTTAAATCCACACCTATTAACTGACCTTCATGTCATAGATGCCGGAGTATCATTGACAACAGATGGAGAGATCCCGGTGGACTTCAAAGAGTTTTTAAACCCAGTTGGAATAACTGCAACTCCCTTAGTAAATGTAACAACTATTACCTCTACTGCAAGTACAGTGGGAGCCATGGCTCAACTTATTGATAGTCAAAGTAGATGGATAACAAATGGTTTTAAAGTTGGTATGCCCATAAAACTAACAAAGTTAAGTGGATCCGAAGATAATAGTGGGACATATGTTGTTAGTATAGTTACTTCCGATGTCTTACATCTTAGTTCCTGGGATGATCTTACTTCAGAAATTGCCGGTGATAACATAACCGTAGAGCAGATTGGGCTTGTAGGTGTACCTTTTGGTGGACCAATGGGAATCATGGGGCTCCGTCAGCCTGGATCTAATTTTATTCGTAAGGTTTCCTGGGACATGATAAAGGATTCTGTCACTGGTTATACATCCTTTACATCCACAGAGCCGGTATATTTTGTATTTAAGAATAGGCTTTATATATATAACCATACGGGTTCGGTTGATGTATATTACATGAGACAGCCAACTGCAATGGAAGAAGAGGTAGATTCAGATTTGAATAGTATATTTCACGATGCCCTGGTTGAAATGGCAGAGGCAGAGTTATGGAGAACTGTCAATGATGAGACCAGGATGGCTACAGCACAAACAAGGGGTATGGCAATGATTTCACAGCATAATAGCCATTCTGTAACAGGTGTTATAGGTGAGGGGATCCCTTTTGATTATTCATCATCTAATTCACTTGTAGATCCTATATACCCACCTTACCCATCGTCGGGATAATATATGGGAACTAAGATAGATATTATTGACTTTACGGGAGTAAACTCTTTTGCAGATCCAGAGGATATACAAGAGAATGCTACAACGGAGATGGAGAATCTCCGTATCCTTGATGGAAAAATAGATAAGACATTTGGGCCTGGCCCCATGACCTGTACAAGTTGTTATTTTAGTTCCGAGGACCTTCAAGACCAGGTTGTTTATGGTGATGTTCTCATGCCGGTAGTTGCCCTTGATTTAATCAATCAAATGATGGGTGCTGAATTTGTAGTAGTAAATATGTTTACATTTACATCTAATAAAGTATGTGGTGGATACAATTATATGATGGTCTTGCAGGATCCAAACACAGGAAGGACAAGGCCATTCTGGTTTGAATGTTATCCACCTGGGAAACCATACTTACAAATTGAAGATGATATATTTTGTTTTTGGACCGGAAGGCCACATGGATATCAATCAGGTGACCTGATAGCAATTAGTGGCCAGAAGAGTACCAGTGGTGAGTATGTGGACCCAGAAAGTGATTCATTGGCTAAATATGGTGTCTGTGATTGGTTTACAGAACAAGATCTTGGGGGAAACGGGGTAAGTTCACGAATAGGTGTTAATGTTAATAATATAGGTTTCAAGGGTCCATTTTTTGCAGAACATGG